TGGAATTTCATCTTTGGTGTAAAGCCTGATTAATGAATCACAGGCTTCGGGTGTAAGTATGTCGTGAAATACTCTGAACCGCATATCGTCAATGGGCAAGTTAAGCGATGGGCGCTTGTCAAAAAATTATTGGGGCTGTAAATTGACCCTATCAGTCTTCTTTTTGCCGCCAACGCTTGTGTTGCCGCAATCAAGGAAGGCTGTGAGCTTTACAAACAAGCAAAAGAATCCTTTGTTGAAGTTCGTTCCACAGTGGACGAAGCGATTGCCGTGGCAAACGAGGTGCGCGGCTTTTGGGCAAAGCTGTTTGGAAGCAAGCCCAAGCCAACAGCGCCAGCAAAGAAACAAAAAGCCAAATATGTCAGCGTTGACGAAACCAAAGTCATGGCTGATGTTGTTAAGCAACTCACAGAATTTTTCCGCATTCAAGAACAATTAGCGGCGCACATACGCGAGGAAGAAGAAAAATCGCGCAATGTATATGACCCTGATGCTAATCTGATGGAATCAGCCCTTAACAGGGTGATGGCGCTTGACCAAATGGCGGCACTGGAAGTTGAAATCAGGGAAGTGATGGTCTATCAAACGCCTGGGATGGGCGCTTTGTATAGCAAAGTTTTTGATATGCGAAACACGATAAAACAGGAGCAAGAACAAGCAAGATTGGCACAGGAAGCAAAAGAAAGATACAAGCGATGGCAACTAAGACAGGCGCAGGAAAAGCTAAAAGCGCAAGCCCTGTATCTGGTTATAACGGCAGTGCTTCTTATCTACCTGTACCTGTGGTTCGCAATTCTGGTTCAGTGGAGGAAAGCCAAATGGGGTTTCTAGTCGGACTGATAATCATGGCATCTGTGTTTTGCGTGATTTTGCCCTTGATGGCTTTTCTTTACATTGATATTCTTGAAACACGAAACGAAGCAAAAGCAGAGTTGCAAAAGGTGGAACAATTGCGGCGCGAAATAGAACAAATAAAGCGAGAAACCAAATGAGAATCCTAATGCTGTTGTTGCTGGTGGCTTGCTCTGATTCGTATCGCTACCCCTGCCAAGCACCAAACAATTGGGGAAAGCCTGAATGTGAACCACCAGCTTGCGAAGCCTCTGGCGCTTGCACCAAAGATTTGATTCCGAAAGAAACCTATGACAAGTTCAAGAAGAACACCTGACGATTGGCACGCCTTGGGGCAATTCTGCACGCAAATCGCCTTTGCTGTATGTTTGGTTGGGGCGGTGTTTGGGGTGCTTTATTCGCTTGTTTTCGTCACTCAGCCTGTGACCACGCAAGCGCCCAATGACGCTGTGCTGTTTGAAATCCTCAAGCACGTATTGACCAGCATGATTTCGGTGGTCGGCACATTGATGGCAGTCGGTCATGGAAGCAACGCAACAGCCCTACCAGCCGCGCCAAAGCCCATTCCAGCCCCTGTTACACCCAAGCCAATACCAACGCCTAGGCCAATAACTAGACCGCTTGTAACGCCTGATGACGATGATGAACCGCCGATTAGAGGGGCAAGAGAATGAGCATTTTTAACCCTTGGATTTTGTTAACCCTGTTTTTGGCTTTTGTCGGCGTTGGCGCTGGCGGGTACTCCAAAGGCCAACATTCTGAGCGTGAACGACAACAGCTTGAAATTGCGCGGCTTAACAGCGAGGCAAGGCAAAAAGAAACGGCGCTGGTGACAGCGGTCAACATCCAAGCAACTCAATTGGTAAAGGCAAACAACGATGCAAAACTTCAAATCCAAAAGCGCAATTCTTCTATTGACAATGGCTTGCTCAAGTTGCGGATTCCTACAAAAACCATCTGCCCCACCTTACCAGCCGCCGACAATCCCACCCCTGCCCTCCGAGATAGCGTTCAAGCAACAGCCGAACTTGACCGAGAGACTGCTAAATCTCTTGTCGCCATCACCGAGCAAGGAGACGCAAACACCCGCCAATTAAATGCGTGTATTGACGCATATAACGCTGTCTATCAAACCCTGAAAGGAAAACCATGAACGCAGAACAATTGGCGCAAGCCGTACACATGACACCAGCTAAAGCCGAGGAATGGATTGATGCAATCAACCAAACCTTTGAAGTGTTTGGCATTGAGACCTTGGAACAGCAAGCATCGTTCTTGGCGCAGTGCGGACATGAAAGCGCAGGATTTACCGCACTGGTGGAAAACCTTAACTACAAAGCCGAGTCGCTTTGCAAGGTATGGCCTAAACGCTTTCCAACGCTGGAAGCCGCACAACCCTACCACCGCAACCCCGAAGCCATCGCAAACAAGGTTTACGCAAGCCGCATGGGTAACGGCGATGAAGAATCAGGCGATGGGTTTGCTTATCGTGGGCGTGGGCTTATCCAATTGACTGGTCGGGACAATTACCGCGCTTGCGGTGATGATTTGGGCGTTGATTTGGAATCTGACCCTGACCTAGTTTCCACGCCACAATTCGCCGCTTTGTCTGCTGGCTGGTTTTGGAACAAGAATCACCTGAACAACATTGCTAGTGACATTGTTGCGGTGACCAAGAAAATTAACGGCGGCACACACGGCTTGGATGACCGAGTTGCAAGGACTGAGCGAGCTTTAACGGCGCTTGCTTGATTTGATTTCCGCATCTTGGGCTTGGGCAATCAAGTCGGCAACCCACCACAACACGCCGATGGTGATTGCGCCGCCCAAGAACAGGACAAAAATCAAAACGAATAAATCAATTATTTGCATAACGGCATTCATGGTTTGTCGGTTTTTCTAGCCAAACAATTCCGCACTTCACGCATCGGTAAGCCACGCCTGGACGCACAACAGTTTTTCTATTGCCGTGAAGCCCGACCACTTTGCCGTTGAAAGTGCGGATTTGTTCAATCATTTTTTACTGGATAACGCCTTTGCGTAAATAAACACTTGGGCTTTGTCGTTTATGTTGCGCTTGGCTTGGACTTTCTTTGCCCATTCTTGGCCTTGCATCTTGCGTTTCAGTTCAGCATCGCGTGACCAAATGCTTGGCGTTCCATCGTTCCATTCAAATGCTGATTTGGCTTGTGTCATGTGTTCTTCTCCTCTGCATAGCCGTTATTTTGCTTAAGTGCGGCTTCAATGTTTTTGGCAATGTCGTAAGCATCATTGATTGAAGCATCACCCATCTCATCGCAGTAACGATTCCAAATATCGTCAATCTCCTCATCCATCAGCCCTACCCATGTGCGCTGTGGTGCTTCATAAAGCAACGCTGCGTGTTTGAACTGTTTATCTGCAATCCAGTTAACTACGCCATGATCTGCCCACGCCACAGGCTCTTGCTCTGGCTGTGCCAAGGCTTCTTTGATGGCGGTGATGTGTTCAAAACATTCCTGTCTGTCATATCCGTACTCATAGAAACCTTCCAACGCCTCAAGCGCCAGCTTCAATGCTTCTTGTGTCATGATTTACCCCTTATTGCATTGACAGTTCTTTGTGCCACGTTGTCACTTTCACACTGCCCAAAAACAATTGCACAGCATCGGTCTTGCTCTTGTTGTGTGGCTTTGGCGGCTACAAGGTTGGCAAAGGCTACAAGTGATTCAGAATAAATGCCATCAAGGTGTGGGCGCATCCCAATCAAGTTGCACTCTTGCGCCATCTCATTGATTTCATCTTTTGTCATTTCAAACCCCTGATGTAAATAGCAAAGCTGTGCAAAGTGTCTTGTCCAAACCCATCCATCTTCAAAATGGCTTGGGCGACTTCTTCAATCACTTGGTCACGATATGGGTTAAGTTTCAAAGCCGATTCCACAGCACGTTTGCGCCACAGGCTTTGACGTTCTTTTTCGTTGAATGCTTCGTCTTCTTCATTCATAACAAATTCCACCCTAATAAAAACCAAAATGAAAGGACTTTTGCAAGCAAGCCAACAACAAAAGACCACCAGCAAATCAATACGCCATTGATTAAATATCTCATCTTGTTAACCCATCACGCAAAGCCCTGTGCGCTGTTCGGTATTCAAACAAATCAGCATGGCTTGGGTTAAGTATGGCAAACAGTCGGGCAAGGTAAGGGCTGATATTGTTGTTGATTTTCCAGCCGTCTAAGCCACGTTCTGACAGCGCAGAATGGTGACGCAATACATGGATGATGGTTCGGGCTGAATAGTGCTTAAAACCCGTTTTTATGACCTTGTAGGCTTCTTGCTCAAAGGCAATCCAGATGTGGGCATTCTCTGGCAACCAATTCAAAAATTCATCGCTGAATTGTTCTTTGTGTTCATGTGCAATATTTTCAATGTTCATTTTTAATCCTTTATGGCGACTTACTGGTTGCCCATGCGCCTTTTTTTAGAAGCAGTTTGTGTTGCAGTTGTTTCCATAGCAACAAGTTGTGCAAGTAATCATGCGACCTTGGTACATGATTGATTCAGTGTGGCAAGCCGCGTAGACGCTGGCGCTAGCAAACACAATGTAGGCGGCAATAAATTTCTTCATGGTTTTTCCTTTCAAAAGTTAACAGTTCTTTGTGCCTTTGTTTGTGACATGGCTGGCAAAGCCACATAACATCCAAAGGCTTCTCATAATCCTCGTGATGAGCGAGTGATTTTTTTTCTCCGCATCGTATGCAGGAATGCGTCTGCGCCTATCTGTTTCCAAGGGAATACGTGGTCAACGTGGTCAGCCTGGTTGATGTGTCCCTTTGTTAAGCATG